ACCTTATACCGCATTTCCATCAGTTCGTCTACTTGGCCCTCAAGAAACTCGACGACGTTGTTGGTCTTCTTTGCCGACATAAGCGTAATCGGACCAATTAGGCCGTATTTACCCTGATAGGCTTCGGCAAACTTGTCCGCCAAGTCGATAATGCCGTCATAAAACTCGTTGAGCGCGATATGCTTGGCATAGCTGCGCGTATTCAAATGAGCGCTGTGCGTGACGTCGCGGGCCAGAAACAACATCCCGATAAATTCGTTACAGTTGCTCATCTGGCTGCTCCATTTCAGGCTCCATTTCCATCATTTCAGGCGCCATTTCAGGCTGTTCCATAGGCATTTCTTGCGGCATCTGGGCCTCGGATTGCGCGATTACGTCCTCAAAATCGGGCGTTTCACGCAGTTCTGGCGGTCCTGACACCAAGTCGCCTGTGTCAAGCGCGGCGGCGATGGTGCCCATGACAATATCTTGGATTTGCTCCGGCGTCATGGCGGCCGATACGGCCTGTATGCGCTTCGTCTCGGCGTTGTAGGCGTCGACGTCTGCCTTGAACTCGTCGATGGCTATTTTCTGCTGTTCCGCGCTGTCTTTGATATTTTCCATAATATCGGTGACGCGGTTCAATTCCATGGTCAGCATCTCGATTTGCTGCTGCGCTGCCATAAATTCGGGCGACTGGTCGCCTTGCGACAGCACCTTGGGGTCCAAAATCTTCTTGAACCGCTCGGCCATCTCCTGCGCGCCCGGCCAATCCATATTCTTGATAAACAGGTCGCCAGCGACCGCCCAAAGCTGCGGGTTGGTCTGCAAAATCTGGCTCATGGCGTCGAGCGCTTCCTGACGCTTCGTCATGTAGCCGGGGCCGGTCGTGACCATAACGTCGTAAGTACCGACGCCGGGGTTGTAAATTTTTTCGATAACCTCGCCAGTGATAGGGTCTTTGATTTCTTTGACGGGTTCCGGCTGGGCCGGGTTGAACTTGACCATATCGACTTCGCCATCGACGCCGATGATGCGGGCAATACGCTGCGTGTCGTAGATTTTCGGTATTAGGTCGACAATTTGGCGGGTGATGTGCCGGATAGCGCGGGCTAGGTTGTCGACATAGTGGTAAGTGCCGACGTCACCCTGCTTTTCACGGGCTATAATGGCCTTAGCCGAGCGCTCATTGCCTTGCGCGCCGATACTGGCGTCATACTGGCCTGTGGTGCTCTTAATATCTTCAGACGCCCCCATTTTGGCCTGTATAAGCCCTGTCTGGGGCAGCGGGGGTGCTGCACGCTGCGGTAGCGGCAGTGTATTGCCCGCGCCGTCCGTAACGTCGGGGTTGACTTCCAGATACGGCCAGTTGGTCGTATTGGCAGTCTTCCACTGCATCTCATAGCCTTCAAACTGGCCGCCATAGCCGATAAACGGCGCCTTGGGCGCCAAGGCGAGCATCTCCGCCTCTTGGCTGGTCCAGTAGTTGTACATGCGCTGGGCGTCCTTGGCGTTGCGCACAAGGCCGGAAATGTGCATCCGTCCTTCAACTTCCCACTCGTTGCCAATGACGCGCACGACAGGTATCCACTTGCCCGGCCACTCGCGCTCGTCGAGCACGTCATAGCCGTTGGTCTTCATCCACATGACCTTCTTGCGGTCGACCTCGCGGGTGCGGATAGGCTTGCCGAACATGGCACCTAGCTGCTTGTCGCGGTTGGTGCCCTTAAACGCGGTCTGGTTGTCAGGGTAGAGGTGCAGCGTATCGCGTGTGTAGGTGTTGTAGAAATACTCGGCGATGCGGACAGTGTCTTCCTGAAGCCATGACGACAATCCATCATCGCCGACGCCTTGGCTGTAAAGCGTCGAGATGGGTGTAGCGTCCGGGAACTGGCGCTCATACTCGGTTTTTAGCACATCTTCGGTGATGAAACACCAGTCGGCGTCTGCGCCGCACGGGTCTTGAATGGTCGGGTCCATGTAAACGCTGAACGAGTTGCGCACGCGGCCAATGCGAATGTCTTGGTCGAACGTCTCTTCGTTGCAATACTCGGTCAGCAGCCGGATATAGCCTTCACCGTAAGTGACTTGGTTGTCGCAGGCCGTGTCGTAGGCGACGTCAGCGTCCGACATATACTCGATATGCCGCACGATACCGTTGAACACTTCAGCGACCTGAACGTCGGCGTTGTCGTCGGCTGGGATTACCTTACCCGACGGCCGGTTCTGGCGCTGCTCGTTAGTGACCTGCCGCACATGTTGCGGCAGCTTGTTGATGGTGAGGCACGGGCGGGCGTTGATGGTCTGCCCCTGCACCGCACCGCGCGTCGCCAGTACGTCCGCAGGCCATTGCCACTGGTTGTCAGGGCTGCCTGCCATGAAGCGCAGGTCATCCAGTTCGTCCTCGCGGCTGTCCGAATAGGCCGATTGCGCCATGCGCAACCGCGCACGCATGGTAGCCATTTTGTCGGCGTCGTCGCGGGTGCTTCCGGTCGCGTTAGAGCCGACATTTGCCACTTCAGCGGCGCCAACAATGCCTGTAGGGTCGGCCATATTACTTTTTCTTGCCTTTTTTAGCTGCTTCACGCTTTACGCTATACGCAATGGCTACGGCCTGTTTTTGCGGCTTTCCAGCCGCTATTTCCGCCTTGATGTTCTTGCGAAACGCCCCTTTTGATGCAGATTTGACGAGCGGCATGACTATTTCCGCTTGCCCATGGGGGTTGTGCGCTCATTTACCGTCGTTTTGATGAATTGCGGCGGCTTTTTGACGCTTACCGGGCTGCCACCGCGTGCGCTGGTGGTGCCTTCCTGCGCCAGACGCTGCATGGCGGCGCGTGCGCGTGCCGGGTCAGCGTTAGCTTCAGCGGCCCTAGCGGCGCGCATGGCGCCAGCCTTATACAGACCTTTTGTGGGCACTCCGTAGACGTCTTTTTTACCGGAAGGCATTTTAGCGACCTTTCTTGGCTGTTTTGGCGCTATCACGGAACGCTTTGGCGGTTGGTGCGCCTTTAGCGCCCGGCTTGCGCATTTTTTCGCCGGAACCGGCGGCAATCCGCGCTTTCTTAGCGTGAATATTAGCGTAAAGACCTTTTTTCATGGACATTTCCACCTTTTTAGGCTTGCGCGGGCGCGCTCACCGTCTTTTGCTTTGGCGGCAACGGCGCCCATACGGGCACAAAACGACTTTTTGCGCCCTTCATCCGCTTTTGTCTTAGGGTTGGGTGCTGGCGGCTTCAATTTGCTGCCGGTTGCAGCATTATACTTAGCCCGCCCCTTAGCGGTCAGCCCTGCGCCCTTAGACGCAGGCAGTTTTTCGCCGCGTCCGACAGACAGCGATACTGATTTACGCTTGTCGGCCATTAGCTTGCCATCCATCCCGTAGAAGCAGGTTGGTGCGGAGAGTAACCTCTAGGCCGCGTCTTGTCAACGCGTGCTTCGCGTGAGGCCAGCGGAAAGGCGAATGTCACCGCTATGGCGTCTGCGGCGTCCGGTGAGGCCAGTCCGCGTGCCTTCATGTCTTTCTTGCTTTCTAGGAAAATCGTCCCCTTGCTGTCGGGCTTAATGCGCGGTCCGATGAAGTCCGTTTTCAGGAAGCGGTCGTTGGGCACGCTGGCCGTCTTGAGCCAGTCGCGCATGGCGCCCCACATCTCGGCCCTCTTGTTGCCCCACATGAGTTGGTTCTTGGCCTTATTGCCGAAGTTGACGCCGCGTATCTTGTAGCGCTGCTCTTTTAGCCGGTCGACGACGCCCGCGCCCAGCCCGCCCTCGTCGATGCACACCAGCGCTGGCTTATACTCCTCGATGGCGTCGATGACGTGCCCGACGACTTCCATGGTGTCAGCCCCGCGCAGCCGCTTGACGGCGACGAGGTCGCGTCCTTGCCGCACGGCGATGACGGTGGCGTCCGAACCGAAGCGCGCCGGGTCGACACCGATGGCAATGGGCGCGCTCTCGTCTTTGTAGCGCGGTCGCGCCATGGCGTCGTCGACCAGATTGACCGGGATGAACTGGTCGTCGCCTTCGCTGGGGAACTGACCGTAGACCTCGACATTTGCTTGGTAGCTGTCGGGGCCATACTCGTCGATGATGCGCTGGTACAGGCTCTTGTCGGTGCCCTCGACGTCGCGGGCGTCGATGTTGCGCGTGCGCCAGAAGGCGCGCTTGGCGTGGAACGTCTCGTAGAAGTAGCCCGTATTGCGGCGCGGGTTCGAAAAGGCCAAATGGAAGCGGTGCGGCGTATTCTCTGTGAAGAAGCCGTCAGACACCGACCAAATGCTGTCAGGTATACCGCTGGCTTCGTCAAAAATCAGCATCACCCCGTCGAAGTTGTGCACACCCGCGTAAGCGTCGGGGTTCTCTTCGGACCATAGCCGCCCCTCGACCGACCAGTAGCGCGTGCCTTTCTTGAGGTCACGCTCGACGATTTCCGTCAACCACTTGGCCGGCATGATGCGCGTCGCGGCGACCTCGAACCAGTGCGAGTTGAGCGCCATCGCCAGCCACTTAGTAATTTCCGCCCATGTCACCGAGCGTAGCTGCGCTTCCGAGTTAGCCGACACGATGGTCGTCGAGCCGATGCGCGTCGACAGCATCCATATCACCAGCCAGCTTACTAGGGCCGACTTGCCGATACCGCGCCCCGACGCCACGGCTTCCCGCAGCGTGTCAAAGTCAGCCTTACCGTTGTTTGCGCGGATATGGTCGCGTATGTCGGCGAGCACTTCACGCTGCCATTTGCGCGGTCCTGTAAAATGCTCCAGCGGCGTGCCGGGTTCACCCCATGGGAACAGCAGCAATACAAACGCTAGCGGGTCATCCTTGATTGACGGCGTCCATAGACGCGTCATCAACTCCATCTCGTCCTGCGCGCTGTACACGGGTGTCTGCATGGCTGCTATTGTCCTCTAGTGCGGGCAGTATCTGGTACGTCCCTTCAATGACGCGCGTCTGCGCGCGCTCCAGCGCCGTGATGACGCTAATCTGCTGGTCGACATTGACGTCAATCTGCTGCTTGGCAACCCAGCCGTGCTGGTGGCGCAATATGTCGAGCGCGGCTTTGCTGTCGCCCTGCGCGGCTGCTTTGTATAAGGTTCGCGCAGCAGTGTATTCGCCGTCGGCGCGCCCCTTTTGCTCGGCAATTTCCACGAGCGGGTCGAACTCGGCCAGCTTGCGATACTGCGCGGGGGTCAAGCCAGCGGCCAGCGCCAAGCTGTCGCCTTTCA